GGCTCCATGCGTTTCGCGTCGAATAAAGTAGGATACAGTTCCCTTCGTGAATTGCCACACTGAATGCGAGTTAAACTGCTCGGCTATTAATACATAAGTGCCGTTTACTTCCGTTGTTCCCGCTCCAGAGACATTGTATGCATCTACGCTTTGCTCCACCGTATCACCATTTGCGATGGGTCGTGCCTCACCTAGAACCAAAAATCGCTCCCAGTAGTTTGTCTGGCGATACGCCTTCTTTGCTGCGTAATTCCAGAGGGACTTGAGTCTACCAAAGGATGCAGTTGTATCCGCATACTCACGTCCAATGAGTGCGAATGTTAAATTCTTTAAATCAACAAATGTGTCGTTCTGGAGTGCCATTATAGTTTATTGGCCGCCATGCCGTTTGGCATAAGAACCTTGTTGTTTAAGTATTTCATGAACTCATCATCATTTGAGAAGCCCACGCCGTATTTCTTATTCATTGCGTAGTATTCATTCATTGGAATACTACCTATGTGCTTACCTAGAATAGGATGCTCTTTTCCCCTGTAGAAGGAAGCTGATTTCCTAGCTCCCTCAATCCGCTTTTGCTCCATCTTTGGATTAAAAGTGGCTTCCATTTGCTTATTTAGCACACGGAATTGATTCTCAAAGAGTTCGTCTTCTGTTGGTAAGTTTGACATAATTTAAAAAAAGGGGAAGAGAGGGATATTGCCTCCCTTCCCCAGAATTGTCAAGAGGACTAGACTGCGAAGTCAGTGATCTTACCGAGACCGTTTGGTCCCTTAACGCAGAGAGTACCCATTGCGTCGATGTAACCACGAGGGCCGCCACCTTGGTCTTCTAGCATTGTAGAACCCATGCTCATTCCCTCTGCCCAACCAAGGAGCGAAGGATCAAGGAGGTATGCACGCTTCTGATTTGGCAAGCACTTAGGATTCGCAGAGATGATCTTTACGATACCATAGGGGCCTTGGAAGATTTCAACGTTGTAGTTGACATCTGTGCCATCACCTTGATTGAAGGTAGTGCTGTTTCCAGAGCTATAAGAAGCGGATGTACTAGTTTGAACACGAGTGAAGCCATCGATAATCGAGTTACGCACTTGAGTGCCAGCAACGAGAACCAAGTCTTGGTTTTCACCAGTTTCTTCAAAGATACCAGTAAGCATTCCGTTGAAGCGAGCTTCAGTAAGCTCCAAAGCATTATCCGAAAGGATAGCAGATGTAGGAGTTAGGAAGTCCGAAGGAACAGCAGCAACGTCGTCAGATGTAGCAGTGTCGCTAATCCAAGCACCAAGGCCACGGAGTTTACCAGCAGCAGCAGCAGCACCTGTTACAGCACCATTGTCCGAGCAAATAGAGGTCTCAATGTCGCGAAGGACTTGAGAAGCAGCTTTTTCTTCGGCTTCTTGGATACGAACTGGAGTAACGGAATCGAACATTTCTTGCTTCTTAGATACATTGAATGTATCACGGAAGTGCTGAAGACGATTGTTCAGACGGCTAAGGCTTCCGAACTGAGCTTTAAGTGTATCACCACCAGAGGTACCAACGTCAACACCCTCAACAACAGCGTTGTCGGCAGTAGGAGTACGTAGGTTGTCAACGGTCCACTCAACAAGGTCAGCAGTAGCCGCTTGTTTTGGAAGCAATCCGTAGACAGGAGCTTGACGAGGAGCAAGAACAGTTGTTAGGTCCAACAATTGTTCGCGATTACCCACACCCGAACCAGTCGGAGGAGTAGAGTTATATGATGCATCAAATGCCATGATATTATATTAGTTTATTATTTGTAACGAGAGTTAATTTGCAATTGTCTGAGTTGTCTTGCCGCAATTAAATTTCCTTTTCCAGCCGCTTCCTTCAGTTTCTTTACTTGATTGGATTCCACTGTTTGCCGTGAGTTGCTAGCAGTGCTACCACTGACAGCATTCTTGGGTAGTTTACGGGGAATGATGATCTTCTTCTTGCGAGTAACCTTGGGTTTTACCATGTTTGTCGCAGCGTGAGCCAACTGATATTTCAGTTTGGCAGCTAGTGCTGGAGCAACCTTGGTAAGAACAGCCATGTCCTCGGAACCAATCATCTTCTTGTATTCTACATTTGTGTCTGACTCATCATCTCCCAACCAAGGGAACTCATCTTTGGCCTTGGAGTTTAGCTCCTTGGCTTCATTATTAGCGTTTTCAAGTCGCTTGAGATACTTACGCTGCTTTGGCAGGTCATCATATCTATCCTGTAGACTAGAGATATACTGAACAATGTCCGAGCGAGTGTATTCACTCCCTTGGTGTTCAAATGTATCCTCGTCTCCAGCTAGCCAGTTTTGGTAAAAGCGGATATTGTTCTTTGTTTCCGTCTCGATGCTTTGTAGTTCGTCTTCTGTAGTGACCGAAGCTAATGCATTAGATGGAGCAATAACAGTATCCAAGCTACTCGATAGAGCAGCATTTTTACTTTCTAACTCGCTTTTGAGTTCCTTGATCTGAGAGGTTAATTCTCCAATTCGTTTACCACTACCACTACCCATTTTCTTTGCTAGCTCACCGAGTTTTTCTGGTGGTAGCAATTCCATGGCTTGTATAGCGATTTCCGAACGAGAGTTATCATCCAACTCATCCCAATCAATCTGTGAAAGAACGCCTTCGCCCTCCTCTGCTTCCGCTGTAGTTTCCTCCTCGGTCTCCTCAGTAGTTTCCTCCATTACTTCTGTTTCGTCAGATGCATCCGACTCCTCTTCTGTAACTTCGACCTCTTTGGTTTCCGTGGATTCCTCTACCGCTTGCGGTGTTGGAGATAGCTTTTCCACTCGTGCTTTCCGAATTTCTTCCAGCGTTTGCGGTTTGGCTTGTTCGACTGTCGATACTTCTTCTTCTGAAAGGGCTGTATCGTTACCCTCATTTGCGGTTTGATCCATAATACTGTCTGCAATTTTACGCCCGCAGTGCGGCGATAAGAGTATTATAGCACAGTGCTATTTATTATTTAGTGCCGTATAATCGTTTGCGAGCTGCATCCAATTCGGCTTGAGTAAAGTAACTACCATTTGTTTTTTTCTTTTTACCACTTCCAGTTAGCTTCTTGTAGCCAGCCTTAGTTCCCTCATAGGCAGCAATTGCTCCCACTGGGCTTTTAAGTGCTTTGCCTACCTTCTTCTTGGTGGCCTTGACTGCCTTCTTAACCTTCTTGCCACCGCGGTTTATCTTGCTAAGGGATTTTTTAATCTTCTTGCGAGCTGCACTTGCACCCTCTTTGCGTGCTTCTTTTGTACCAGTACCAGCAGCGTTCATGAACTTCGCTTGGCTTTCTTTTAGGGCTTTTTCTGCATTTGCCTTATCCTTGAAGTGACGACCCTTGTAGTTTGATGGTCCTTGTACTGGACCACTTCCAGCGGCTTGCTGTCTCGTTTTGGGTCCCTGTACTGGACGCTTTGAAGCTGCCTTCTTGCTAGCATTGGCAGCTTCTCTTTTTGCAACACCAGCTTTTGTTTTATTGGAGAGTGTACCCATCTCCTTTACCTCGGCACTTGTTAATTTTTTCTTAACTGCCTTCTTTGTAGCTACCGTTTTAGCTACCTTTTTAGTTGCGGTCTTTACTGCCTTTTTCTTAACTGCCTTCTTGGCTGCTTTCTTGGCTGCTTTCTTAACTACTTTCTTAACTACTTTTGCCCCAGCTTTTACCCCAGCTTTTACCGCTTCCTTGATTATTTTTGCTTTTGCCATAATATCTTTTTTAGTTGTTTATCGACGACTGCGACTTGAGCTAGCTACACCTGCACGGCGGCGAACTGTCTTTGCCTTCTTGGTTTTAGTTTTTCCTGTAACTGCTGGTGTTTTCTTAGCAGTGGGCTTAAAGCTTGATGCACGCGGTTTGGACTTTGTTACTAGGGCTTTTGGCTCGTAGGGTGTGATCTTTACGGTGGCCTTCTTAGCTGATGCTACTGGAGCTTTGCTCTTCTTAGTGGCGGGCTTTTGGGCAGCAGCTTTTTTAGCTTTATTAGCTTTATTCTTATTGTATGCAACACTCGCACCAACAACAGCCGCAGTTCCAGCTAGGATCGCATTCTCCTTGGCTTTTGCCTTAGCTACGTTCTTAACAACACCCGCGGATTCAACTCCCTTGGTTGCCTTCGATTTGGTAATCTTACCTAGGTTTGTGGGAGTGACCTTGGCTTTTTTAAAAGCGGACTCAACTCCACCCTTAGAAAAACTCTTGGCTTTTTTAATCTTGCCGTATGATTTCTTTGCGAGCTTAAAAGCTTGCATTATTAATTTTGCTTTGGACATGGGGGGTTTTATTTATTTTTTAATTATTCTTGAGGGGAAAGAACTTTCAGTAGGTAATCGTCCTCTATCATACCACCAAGTATTTTAGCGTCAGCACGTTCACTGGCATCCAAGCTCTTTTCCAAAAGCTGGAATTTAGTTTCCCTGCATTCCTTGATAAAACTCAGTAGATAATTGTATTGTTCGTACTTAGATAGGAACGCAACAGCATCCATTAGATTGTCAGTTTGCTTTATGGACATTAGGATTCTTCTATGTTTTGAGTGCTAACGGAACCCATTTGAGCGGGTGCTGTTCCCAGTCTTCCAATCTCGGCGTTCTGTTGCTGAACTGCTTGTTGCTGGTACTGAGCTGCGTAATTCTGGATATTAGCACCGAACTCTGGATCCTGTTGCATACGAGCCGCAATGGATTGCTGTGAAGTATATTCTTGTATAACTTGCATAGCAACTTGACCACCATTGGGTCTAGCACCCACTGGGATACCAGCGAAGATCTTAGTTAGATCATCTGTGACATCCTTGACCATTTCCTCCTGTCCTTGACCTTCGGGCTGAATAATAACATCAGCGATACTTGGATCAATGGCATTCGCAGCGAGTTGTTCTGCGGCTTGTAGGTTAAATGTATTGCTCGGAGAGTTTCTAGCTAGCTCTAGAATACTAGAGATTTTTGCCTTCATCATCTCTGGGTCTTGGTTTTGAACATCGAATGAAATACATACATCAATTGTCTCGTCCTCTGGGGACTTGTAGATAACTAACTCATCTGGATATCCAGTTACTCGGAAGAACTTCTCATCGGGTCCAAATACCAAGAAGGACTTGTATGCTAGTTTTAGCACATTTGAGCAGTGAGTAAGGAACTTATCAATGAAGAACTGTTGGCGTTGCATACTTAGCTGGCTACCTTCATTTAGACCAACTAGATCCATTGCCTCCTGTTGTACGTACTTTTCTAGCTGGCTAGCTGCACCCGAAGTATTTGGTACATTCATATACTCAAACTTTTCATTTGCACGAACACCAATCCAAGCACCAGCACCCATGTGTGTGGGCGGGCGACCCACTGGATGAAGAAGTGGTGGGGCTACTGCAAGTGCCATTTGGTCACTCCAGCCGTCACGCAGTGTTTTCATCTGCTTTTGTGGACCCCGTAGTAAATCACCAAATGTATTTACGTCATAGATTCGTTTGCCAGCATTGCTTAGGCGAGTTAGTACAAAGGGATACTCATCGTATCCAGATAGTAGCTCGTTGCTTAAATAACCCGTGGTTAACCGTGGGTTCCAAACAGTTAGATAGATTCCTTCGGAATTGCTCTTCTCATCAATGAGCCTACGGTAGGTGTATACAACCTCGATTAGATCCTTGGAGTCCACCATTCCATTCATGCCGTACGTAGAGCCCCCTCGTGCCTGAGAGGAACGCAGTGAACTGTATGTAGTCTGGTTCATTCCAGAGTAATCGAATCCACGATAGTGTTCAATCAACTCCTCTGCAATCTCCTTGTCCCATCCCTTTGTTTCTACGCAGTTCTCAATCTCTTGGGGAGTGAGGAATGCACGCATGTGAACGCGGGGTGAACGCTGTATATCAGTGACATACGCTGGAATAACAATATCAATATCCGAGAATTTGGTCTCAACGAAGGGGCGTGAAACATCCTTCTTGGCCACTGGGATCTTAGCTACCCCAAAGTCACGGAGTTCATTCAGTGCCTTCTTGGCCTTGGGGACATCTATGTAATCAAACATATCTGTCATCATGGCTATTGTCTCGTCATCACGGCTTTCATCCGCTAGTAAGTCATATAGCTCTGGTGCTGCTTGCTGGATTAGATCTAGGTTAAACTCTTCGTCGTGAGTTCTGGACTTCATTTCCCAGTCTACATAAGTAATGGCAATGCCCTTCTCAAGTAGGTTATTGGCTGCTGTCTCGCACTCCGAGCGAAAATCACGGATGTAGGACTTCTGCATGTACTTCAGAAAGGAGGAAATGATTCCAGCCTTCTTGATGTCCGAGGACTCCGTGGGGTACGCACGAATATTGCTCTTACCCAAGGCGTTCATCATTAAACCCACATACGTGGAAATGCATTGCTCAATGAGACGCACCTCCGTATCGGAAGCACCGTCCCAAGGGAATGCATTGTCCCCGCTTTTAGTTAGCTGGCTATTCTTACCTAGCCACTCTGCGTTTCGATTGCTGTAGCTATCTTGGCACTGAGACACGTACGCAGTGAGTTCAACGACATCGCTGTCATAATCACTTTTGAGTTCGTTAATGTCTGGCTTAGAGGTAACGTAGTAGGCTTCTAGCTCTTTGTCTTCCATGGATGGTGAATTATATCACAAGTCTATTATTTAGTTAATCTAACTTTTATGTTGTTTAAAAATGTAGTATACCACTGGGCATCTCTGGCAATTAAGTCCAAGAATATGTCCATGGGTATTTCTTCCCATACATCATTATCGATCCTGTAAAGGATCTCCCAGTCCGCAAATGCATTGGAGTGCCGACTAACAAATCTTTTTAATTCTTTGCTCTCTGAGCAATTCTCGCTTATAGATGATTTCATGTCGGTAGAATTTTTCATTGGATTTCTCTATCTCCTGTGCCTTGAATATAAGTTGAGGACGAATTGACGATAGGTGAGTGGATGGAATAGCTACCCTTACTTTGCGTACGGGCTTCTCCAGTAACTTACAGTACCAGAATAATTCATTGGGTGTTGGGTTCAGTGCTTGCACCCTAACAAACTTGGGTTCAATGATAGCATCGTCCTCTTCCTTTAGATGCTTTTCTATTTTTAAAATTCCCTCTGGTTTTAAAGTCTTTGTTTTTTCGCAAAAATCAGCTTTAATACAATATTTTTTACGCATCTGACCCACTTTTTGGGGTGTAATTCCATATTTTTTTGCTAGCTCGCTTTGTTTCATTAGTATCCTCCTGTTGTCCTGACTTGTTCAAAGTCATTATCAGTGTAGTGAATTGGTCCATCTCCAGCATTTGCCATTCGCAAATATCGGATTAGGTCAAAAAAGTCCTTTAGGGCTTCATCTGATTTACCCTGTGAGTTATAGTTGAGTAGGCTATCAATTAGGTTCTCGCAGGACTCGTGTATAAAGCACTTGGGCTTATTTGCTTCATCTAGCTCGTAGTTTGGGTTGTAGCTAAACCACTCATCCAGTGCCTGTATACCAATTGCCTCGTGCCTACCATCCGAGGGAACGAAGTGGAAGTCGTACTCCGCAAAGGAAGAAAACAAATCCAAGTTGTTCTCATTCTCCCTAGCAAAGTATCTGGAGTCCCCGATGCGTTCAAACACCTCTATTCCCATCTCCTCCTCTATTTCATCAAATAAAGCACAATAACCCTGTACGTCGTACCCTATCTTCTTGGCCGCTGGGCCATACTTCCACTTCTCCCCGAATATTGCCCACTCTCCGTAGCTAGCTCGATCTGGCCACTCCCTAGTAATATAAA